CCCTCTTGAACCAGGGTCTTCAAAGGGATTTTATTCGTTTTGTCCAACGCGCCGATAGCAAACCCCAGATTCTCTATCTCTGTAACTACACTATGGATAGCGTACCAGGACGCCGATCCCCAGTCGAGTATCGCTTGCTTCCAATCATCCCATGACCCGACAGACTCCCCAATAAATTTCTGAAGGTCTGGAAATTCCGGAAGAATGGCGGACCACAGTTTCTTGAATGACTGGAACAGAACCGCGACCGATCCCATGGTCGCGGTAACAATGACATTAAACACTTGTTCCCAGCTATCCGCGAAATACCTGAGAGTCGCCAACGCCGCTGTTACCCATCCCCCAAGTTTCAGAGCCGTTAACGTGACTCCTAATTTTGTAAACACGGACATAATCCGTGTCACAATTCCGCTCAGAATTCCTTCTGACTTTACTGCTTCAGTAGCCATGAGACCGGTATTTGTGGCTCCTAAAGCCCTCAACCTGCTCATTTCTGCCATCCACAATTTACTTTTCGTGGACATGGCTGTCATAATCGCGGCCTGTTGAGCCGCGGCAAGCATCAATCCCTGACCACCCACTTCCGCCATGGCTGGCGTCATCCCAGGCAACGAGGACAGTCGCGAAGCTTGAGCTGCAGCCGCCGTAATAACTGACGCACGCCTACCCGCCAATTCCCGCGCCTGATATGCAAGCAACCCGGCACTGACCATCGACCCTGCTCCTGGGCCTAATCTACGGGTTGCTGGGCCCGTGGCCTTCGCCCCTGCCGCGCCAAATGCGGTCGAGGCCCACCCCAAAGACTGGGATAAACTGACGGCCCCCTGGGCCAGCGCATAATCACGCCACGCTTGGGCACCAATGACCACGGCGCGGGTTATGGCACGGACCCCCTCACCAACAGCCGTAAACCCCCCGAGAATCGCACTGCTAAATAAAATACCCGATCCCAGGATCACAATCACTGGGCCCATGGCCGCAGCTAAGGCTAGGAAGGCGAGGACAAAAACTTTGGTAGTTTCGGACCATTGACTGATTCCCCTTGCAAATTCAGAGAACCATTCAATCATCCGCTCTACTGCGGGGATCACCGTGTTCAGGATCGTTGGGGCAAAGGAGGAGAACAGTTCAATGGCGACATTCTTTATCTTATTCCACACCACTTGTAACTGGTTAGAGAATGCCTGCATCTGATTCCGGGCAACGCGGTCTGTCGCGCCCCCTGCGCTGAGCAGCGCATTCTCGTATCCCTTCATCTCCTCGCCCATGCCCCGGAAGTACTGGACCGCTGCACGGGTTCGGTCAGTGAATCCCATCTCCTTAAACATGTTCGTGATCTTGAGCACCGACATGCCTGACATGGCCTTATCAAGATCGACGATGATACTGGACATGTTCCGCATGTTTCCCGACGCGTCATAGACCGAGACATTGTACTTTTTCCACGCCTCCGTATTCGCTAACGAGAACCGAGCCAAATCGCGTAGGACCATGTATAACTGCTGACCGGCTAAACGTCCCTTGACGTTCTGGGACGCCAACGCCATCAATGCCGCAACCCCCTCCTCCACGGTCTTGTTATAAATGCGTAGCTGCGCACCGGCCTTATTATTAATGGCCTGGGCGAAGTCTTCAATGGTGCCTAGCGCACGGTTATTCGCTTCGGTCAACACATCCGCAATACGAGCCATTTCCTTGGCGTTCTCGATGGGGTCTTCCATCCGCATACCCAAGGACTGTTGCGCGCCGGCTAAGTACTCTGTTGCTTTGGCCAGGTCCATGACCCCGGCCTGTGCAAACTTGGTCGTAACCGGCAACAACTTCATCGACTCCGCTGCGGTGTACCCGGCCGATGCCAAGTGATAAAATCCTTCTGCGGCTTGTTTAGCGGAGTACTTCGACGTCTCGGATATCGTTCTCGCGACTTCTTCCATGTCCTTTCGGATTTTGGGCGTGACCCCGGACATGATCGCCAATGACTCGGTCATGGCCTTATCGAATTCTGCCCCGAACTTTCCTATCGCCATCGCTGCCCCGATAATGGGCAGCGTGACCCCGGCAGTCATACGAGAGCCGAGGAAAAAGACTCGCGAGCCGAACCGCTCAATTTCTCGTTCGGCTCGCGAGAATCCTGACACTAACCCCGAAGTGTCAGCGCCAATACTGACGAAAATCGATCCGACACTGGTGCCCATCCCCATTAGTCGTCACCCGCCTTCGGCATCCCCACCATCGGTCGGCCCAACACTCGTACCGGAATGAGAGGATCTCTGACCGTGCCCATGTGATTGACCAACATGCACACCCACACACAGTCTCGGTCTTCAGCTGAACGAGTACGCCACACCCACCCTCGGTACAGTGCCCCGTACTCGGCTGGAGTCATACTTCTAAACTCCCGTGGTTTCAGCTCTAACGGACCGAATGCAAAGGGTTCATTCTCCGTAATCCATGCCGACCACCGAAAATCTAACTTTCGGTATTTACGGCCTCGTCCTTTACCGGATCCGGGACTGGTGTCGGGGCGTTTCCCTGGGGGGTACTCCCACTTGTATCTTCCTTGTCAGGAGACCCCAACGCGCCTTGGTCCACAGCAGCTTTGAATGCGGCCTGCAGTGCTTGGGTGAGGTCGCCGCCCTGCTTGATGTAGGTTCCAATCAAGTCACCCATGCGGTCCACAGTCAGTCCACGGTCCTCATGGCGCAACCCTGCCCACAGTAGCGCACGCGTGGTCGCAAAGATGGCTTTGGTCTGCATCAGCTGGGCAATGCCCATCCCGACTTCCTGTTCGAAGTCCGCGAGAGCATTAAGGTCGAAACGCAGCGCACGGCGTTTGATGATGCCGTTACGGTCGCGTTCGAAAGACTCAAACAACGTGAACGGGGTTTTCTCAACTAACATCACGACACCCTCCTTCGGATGGGTACCACGGATCCGTACGGGGGGCAATGACTCCACCCCATGCGGGGTCACTGCAGTGGCCGTACGGCCGTTTTATGGGCCGGGGGATACCGGGATATACCCCCCACCCGTGATCGACGCCTACAGGGGCGCTAAGCCCCCGTCCCGTGGCGGTATCGTTACGCCACCAACCGCGACAACGCGCCCGCAGACCGGAAGGATGCTGTGGCCGTGCCCAATGCACCCACTTCACCGGTCAAGGGCGGGTACGACGCCAGCACCGCCAACCCCGAGAAGTTCGGGTTCGTGGCACCGACGCCAGCTGTCTTGTTCGCACGCACAATGCAGGTGAACGCTGCCGCACCCACCAATGGGAATAGCGTAGCATCGACGTTGGCCGCAGCGTAGTCCTGGAGGAAATTCACCTCCAGGGTCCAGTTCTTCAACCCCGGCTTGGAAGACCGTGTTCCGCTTGTGCCCATCACCGTATCATCCAGGATCTCGGCTTCGTACGTCAGGGTCACTGACTTTACGTGGTCGCTCAAATCTACTGCGTTGATGCTGACGAACGCATCGGTGTACACCATGGTTGCCATGACTGTCTCCTCCTAATCGTATTAGAGAATCCCGAAGGTCCAGAACACTGTGAACACCGGGTTCGTACCCGAGATGGTCCAGCTCGCCCGCCAGTACGAGTCGGTCTGGGGGCCAGCCGCTTCCTGCCAATTCGCGCCAATCGTGGTCGCGGCCGGATGCGAGAGCCGAGTAACAGGGGTTCCGAACCCCCCGGCATCATCTGACTGGATGATGCCCGTGAAGGTGGGGGTCACTGTTCCCGCAATGGCCGTGATGTGCAAGGCGCTGTACATCCGCTGCGTCGCGCTGACCGCCGTGATGAGTCCTCCAGAACCGGTACCTGACACTGCCTTGTTTCCCGTCGCCATCACTTGCCCCCGGACCAGGGGCGTACCAGCTGCTCGGCCTTCCAGTGACGTGCGGATAATGGCCCCCACCTCTCCGCTAACGGGGCTGTACGATGCCTGCACCGCTTTGACGCAGTAAGAACGATCTCCCTCAGCATTGCCCACGGGCGCAACACTCATGACATCGGCTACTGGGTTCCCGATTCTCTGGAATAGCGCATCGTCCACGGCCGACTCCCAGAACATGTTACCTGAGATGGTGAACGTCTTCAATCCGGCCATTGAAGAACGAGTCCCAGATGTGCCGAAGACTGTATTGTCCAGCATTTCGGCTTCATACCCGACTTCAATGGACGAATGATACCCGCTGAGGTTGTACGCGCCCATCAGGATTTTGGCATCCGTCAATACCAACGTGGCCATTACTCCTCCTCCTTCACGTCATCCCCGGAATCAAGTCCAGGGTGAGTAATTGGGGCAGCGGCCCCGTGATTCGCATCGACCGATGCTGGGGTAACTTCTTCGATGGCCCCAATCCTGGTCAGGAACTCCTCCAATGTTGCGGACATATCCGCTTCAAACGTATCACCAGGGGCATGAGAACCTTCAATGGCGATAGTTGACGACCCCACAACTAGGTAGCGTTTCACTCCGTCACCTCCTTCCCACAAACTCCGCACAGTTGACGGCGCAGATTCCCCATCGTAGGCGTATGCAGTCGGTGGTCTGATGGGTGGTCGCACTCTCCAGGTGCTGTATCTTTCATGCCCGGCGGAGGAGGCGTTGGCACTCCTCCAGTGTCAGGTTTCTCCTGCCTGACCATAGCCTGAAACATATCAATACTGTGGAGCAATGCTTCTGCCGAAGCCCGTGTCGCCATTAACTGCTTCATGATCAAATCTTCAATCACGACCGCCTCTTCGTGAAACGAAACATCAGGGACCATTGGTGACGGTTGTTCTCGTCAAGCCCCCGATACACCGGACCATAATCGAGAGTCACCAACAAGTACTCCGTAGACCCCATGGTTCCGCTGTAGAAATCGAGTGCGTCGATCACTGCTTTGACTTTCGTCTCTCCATCCGAATGACTCGCGTTCCGCACCACGATTTGAATCGCAGGCACATCCGCCACGGGCGCACTCAACGCCGCGCCCATGGTCCGAATCGGGGACGCCGCAGACGTCTGCACCACCGAGACCGCGTTCTCGACCCCCATTGGCAAGTTGTACAGGAACAACGACGTGCCCAGGATGCCAATGCTCTTATTTACGAGATACGCACCCAGTTCGGTCATGGTGCTCATTTGGCCCCCGCTTTCACCAATCGCGGAAGTCCTGTCCCAGCCCCCAATCCACGCCGTACCACTGATTCAATCATCGCCCCCACAGCCCCGGCCTTTAATACCTGTGCCTGGAGACGGTCAATGACCCGTTTCGAGAAATACGGTTCATACTCCAAGTACGAGTGATAAAGGTAGTGGTCACGCGCGGACGGATTCTTCTCGGTTTTAATGTCGAACCGTTTTCCTTCATTCTCATGAATTGCTGCTGCATACTCTACCGTGTCATCTCCGAACGTCACCCACCACACGGACCGCTGTTTCTGGGTAAAAGAAAATGACGACCCAGACACGGAGACCTCAACATTCACACCGGGGATGGACGGCCCCTCCAACACATCCGATGCTCGCACGGTACCGGTACTGGAAAGTGTGCCCGTATCCGTGGGACAATAGACTTTGGCCTGTTTCAGAATGGCGTCAGCCCCTGCTCGGCTTTGCATCGCGCATTCCATCACTATGCCTTTTTCCAAGTCCTTCACATTACGGACGGTCAGATTTGCTCCGGAGATACTGACGCCACCGCCACCACTCAGCGAGGATTGTCTCGCAGCTCGAAAGAGATTTTGAACTTCCTGTTGAATCCCAGTGAGTGGCATTACTGACCTTGTCTATGATACATCCAACCGCACTGAAGTTTCGTGTGGTGATGTCCATCTTCATCCGTGACACGAGATACAGCAAACAGCAATGGATAGCGATTCAACCATGCCCCGTCCAGGGGCAATTCGACTTTGTCTTCCAACCCGATGACATCGGCCCCAGAATTGAGGAAGATGTCAAATACCACGGTCATATCTTGCACGGTACTTCGGCGCAGGGAAAGATTCTTCCCCACAATCCGGCACGAATACGCTTTGCCCGTGACCGAATGTGACGGCAAGCCGCTGTCGGTGTACCCGCTCCTGGGGTAAATTGTCACCGAATGCGGCATCATCGTCAGAAATTCGGACTCAAACATACTACGACCCCGTGTTCGTCATCATGCCCCGCACGAACTCCGGCTGGACCAGGGACGTGTCCGCTGCCGCTTCTTCCTTTTCAGCGATACGCACGCCTCCTGCAGAAGGAACGGACCAGGGTTGGACCCCTGCCTGGGCGTCGAACGAGTCCGCCATCGCCAGGTAACTTCTAGATTTCTGGGACGCGAGAATCTTGAGATCACCGATCCACTTATCCGCATATCGGCTATACCGAGCAGCTAATGCCCGACACGATGCCGCAGCGGTCTGGTACAATCCATTACCATTTGAGGTCAGCAACCAATCAAGTTCTTCGTCAGAGAACTGTTGATCGGAGGCAATGGTGTCTCCGATCAACAGGCGGAGTCGATCACGACTAGTCGCTAGAAGCGAATCATACGACCAGCTCACCGTTTCTTCCCCTTTGCCGTCTTCCGTACCGGTACATCCGGTACGTCAACTTCTTCAGCGGACGCGACTTCTCGTTCCGTGGCGGGGCGCATGTACCGTCCCTCAACCAGTTTATCGCTGAGCCGCCATTCCGACGCATCCACCAATTCACCCACCGTGTACTGGCGGTTCCCCGGACCGTTGAATGCTTTCTGAATCACACAAAACATACACACCTCGCTGCCCCTCGAGTGGTTAGTACGATGACCCCTTCACATACACAGTCAAGGTGCCGTGGGTCGCAGACACCTTGGGTTTTACCTGGACCTTCCAGTGCGTATAGAAGGTCGTGGATGTCTTCAACACCGGGGACGCCACGGTGACATCGAACTCGGCTTCAACCGTGGTCGGGTACGTCAGCCCCCCATCCTGGCTCCCAAAAACAGTGGCTACCAGCGTGTTCGTTGTGGCTTTAAATGTAAGGTACTTGGTCCGAAACACGTCAATCGGAAGAATCCCCACATCCACCAAAGTGTCAATCGTCGTCGTCCGCGTCAGTAGGTCAGAACCGAGAACAACGGCTCCTCGAAATCGGATATCCATCACGGACCTCCTTTACAGGCCAGTCGTATGGATACGGTACGACACCTTGACACGCCCAACGCCCGTGGCCGATCCCAGGGTAAAGGGCACAGACGCCGAAACGAGGTTCAGGCCCGCTGCGGTGGTCAGCAAGATCCCACCCGCAGTATCCAGAGGCTGGAACACCGCCACCTTGTCCGATGCCGACCCAAAGGAGTTGGCTGCGGTAACGGTCGCGGACAGAACCGTGCCGCCCCCAGAGAACCGAATGGTCAAGTCACCGCCGCCACCGTACGCGGCCCCGGCGTAATCATAGATGAGCGTGGCGCTGATGAATTCGATGGCCTTCCCTGCCGCAGGAGCCGCCACCAGAATCTGGCCGTTCGCATGGCTGAGTTTACCAGCGGTGGCCGACACGATATCAGCCGAAGGAATGGCGACCTCATCGTACTTGACGATGGTCTCAGCCAGCGTCAACGCGCCAGATGCCACAATGGTCGCGTGCCCGCTCAACGCCACATCGGTAGCAACACCGCCCGCACTCCCAACGAAGATGTTGTTCGTGGCCAGTGCCCCCACCGCGCCCATCAGACTCCACGTGGGAGAGGCCTTCGTGCCCGTGTTGTAGTACACCGCCCCGTTGCTGAGGCGGATATAGAACGATCCCTTTTCCGCGACTCCGGCCCCGGTCACAGCATTGGTCGGCGCACCGGACCCCGAGAACCACATGACGCCCGAGACGAGCGAATACTGGCCCGCGACTGCTTTGCCTTTGGTAATGAGATTCGGCATGGACGCTCTCCTGGTAAATCCCCCATCCCATCATGGGATAAGGGCCGTGCATCAGAAGAGGCAGAAGGCTTCGGAGTGAATGTCCTCCGAAGCCTGTTGCCTATTCGGGCGTGGCCTAGGCCACCGCCCCGTTGAAGAAGTATCCGAGATCGGCGGACACCACCTTGTTGTCGAACGCCACTTCACCCTCGTACCGGGTGGACTTGATCGAACGCATGTCGAACGAGTCGATTCCGATGGTCGAGGACGGAGTGCTGCTGACCCCGGTCCAGGCGAAGGTGTATCCCGCCGAAGGCATCATCAGCCCCGGTGTCGGGTTCACGTACCCCAACCATGCGTGCTTGCCGTGAGCGAACGCGTACCCAGCCGTCTCCCCTTCCAGGTTGGTCGCCTTGATCGACTTGGCCACCAGCACGGTCGGAATTTCCAGCAACGAACCAAGCAATGCCGGTGTGATGTTCTCCGCCGACGTGTACTTGATCCGATCACGGAAGTCCGGGTGATTCTTCAGCTTCCGCATGACCTGGTAACCCAGGACCAGCGTATTCGGCAGGAACCCGGTCACGGACAGAATGGCTTCCTTTGCCGTTTCAATGTCCTCCATCGGATCCGATGCCGTGTAATCACTCCACAGGTTGGCGGGTGTAGCGGTCGTGCCCCACCCGGAACCGGCCGAGAAATAATCCGTCACCCACTGCAACTCCTGCCGAAGCAACAGGCGCTGAGTCACGAACTGCACCGCGCCACGCGCCAGGTCAATCTGCGCGTCCGCATTGGCACGCGCCTGCGACCCGACATCCTTGTGGAAAGCCCACACGTCACAGTAGTAGTTCCCCGACGACAGGCCGTACCCGCTGCCGGCCGACTCCGTCGAATCTGCTCGCTTCTGCGCCTCGTCACGGAACCAATCGTTCTTCGTGAACGTGTAGTACTTGTCCGACTGCTTCCCAACCGGAACGATGGGGAACACCTTCGGAAACAGGTACGCATCCTGGGACTGAATGTACGCGATGCTGATGTTGTCCAGCATGGCGTCAGTGTGAACTTCACCCTGCGACGGCTGGCCCTTTCGTACGAGAACGCTCATGTTTTTCTACTCCTGGTCAGTGGTCTGTTTCAAAGCGGCCAGCTGTTCCCGAACCCACGCTTCCCATGCCGAACATCCGCCCCGTATAAGACGGATAAACACGAGATGAAGTTGAAGGGTCCGTAACAACATAGCCCGTTACCGGTTAGGCCGCACGGCCAGCGCCGAGGCAGTTGAACGCGATGGTTGCCACGCCACCATCTGCCGAGTTGTCGAGCATCACCGTGCCCACGATATACTTCGTGGTGTCCGTGCCGTGCGCGTACGTCGCGGCCTTTCCGGCAGTGGTCGTGCCCACCGGATCGCCCTTGGCCAGGTCGGCGCTTCCCACGATCTTGGACACCCCGAACACCATCACTGTGGCCATCTCCCCAGTGTTGGGGGTGTTCTGCAAGATGCCGAAAATCGGTTCCGTCACTGACGAGCAGAGAAGAAGGGTGCCGTCCGTGTGAATCTTCGTGAAGTAGAATCGCTTTGCCCGAAGGTCTTCACCCGCGACCATGGACAGCTGCATACCAGGAATCTCGAATGCCATGTCATTGTCTCCTTCTGATTGAGGCGCGTTACTCGGCGATCGTGCCGCGTGTTTCCTTCAAATGCGCCGACGCCAGATCCGGGTGTTCGCGAGTCACCTGGTCAATGGCCACGGCAATGCTTTTCACGTCCCCCTTTTGGACCTTCTGTTTCGCCAACTCCATGATCTGGTCCATGGCCGTTGTACCGGTCAGCGCGACGGTTGTCCCGACTTCGGCGGCTGCGGCCACTTGCGCAGCCAACGCCGCATCACCGGACTTGAGCAGTGTGACCACCTTGTCATAGTCCACTTTCTGGAGAGACTTTGACAACGTGTGCAGCACGGCTCCCTTTTCATCGGCCGTGCCCGGCAACGACGGCAGCGTGCCGGACTCTGCCTTGATGAAGGCTTCCCGTGCAATGGATTCGTCACGGGCTGCGAGTTCCTGGCGAAGGGTCGCGGTCTCCGCATTTGCCCTCACCACGGCATCCCTCGAATCCGCGAGCTCCTTCTTCACCACCTCCGGCAACTCCTGTTCCGGCTCCGGTTCGGGTTCGTGCTGCTTGGCCAGAGCTTCCAGCTCATCCAGGCGCGTCTGCTCCTCCGGACTCAGTTTCCCTCTCTCGATAGTCACCTTCATGTCTTTTCTCCTTAAGAAACATCCGTCAATGCAGTGGCCACCGCATCACGGAATTGACCAATGGACTGGTCGATGTCGGACATTGGGCCGTCTCCCGCGAACAGGGTCATTCCCATGGCCAATCTCAACGAGTCCATATACGATGAGATCGCCTCCCACGCTTCTTCCTTCTTCTCCATCAACTCGTAGTCTGCTTGAACGTCAGTGAACTGCGTCTTCACCACCCGCCAAGTCGTGGGCAATTTATCCACGAACGCTGGTCCCTTCGCCTTGGCAATGGCGATAATCCGACGTTTGATCCTTGATCGCGTGCGCGGGTGCGCGAGGTCTTTGTTTTTCCGTACCATCCGCACGGCATCTGTCACATCTTTGGAAGATGTGATCGCGCATGTATGTCGCGGCCCCGCGTACACGGATAGTGTGCGTGTGACCGGGGCCGCATCCGCCGCAGGCAAAGGTGCCGGGGCAGGGACACATCCATCCACGGCATCGGACAGCGGCCCCGGTGTTGACGGGTCGTGCCGAAATAGCACGATATGGGCGCCAGGGTTAGCTCCCTTTGGAACGAGCGCGACTCGTGTCACGGTCAAATCACGTAGACGCATCGGCATGTATGCCCCTTCCTTTCCTTATGCCGGTCCACGAAGGGCAGTACCTTCGATAGAGAACATGGCATACTCCCCTGATTCAATCTTGGCAAAGACAATAGGGTCAGGCACCCAGAACCCCACCCACCACCCCATCGCCATGGCTTCAGAAGCGAGTCCCATTTTCTCCAGTTTCTCCGGGGTCACGACCAGGGATTCAATCAACTTCCCTTGAACCGGGCCTTCATGTTTTTCGTTCAGGTCACGGAACCGCAACACAAACTCGTACGCCGCATCTTCCAAGTCTTCGGGTTCGATGATGTCACCGTAGGCATCTACCGTGCGTTCCCCGTCCGCGTTCATGGCTATGCTAGCCCATCCAAAGACTTGTTGACGTTTGGCGTCGGTTTTTATGACTTGCACCGTCATCCCCTGAAAAAAAAGACGGGTCACACAATCCATTACTGGTGTGCGCCCCGTCTCCACCCCTCTGACGGACGAGCGTATGGCCTAACTAGACACTATCACTGATACGGTCGTGTGTCAACCCTTTTTATCATAGCGCCGTTTCTGTGTCGATCTGCACAACAACCGCACGCACCGTCGTTGTACCGTTCTTCATCTTTACACTAATGGTCACGGCACGCACATCGCGTGCCGTATCCAACATCTCCTGCATCTGGGTCAGCTGCTGCGTCACAGCATCGCGGACATTCGTGGACCGTGTTCTGGGACTAGATGGGTACGCTGGAAGGAAAGCAATACTCATAATTAGTCCTCGTCCTCGTCCTCGTCCTCGTCTGACTTTTTCGTGGGTTCGGGGGCCGGTTCGGGGGCCGGTTTCTTCGGTTTCGGTTCCCCACCAATCGGATTTCCAAACGCCCCCAAAGCCGGTTCCGGTGTCGGGGCTTCACGCCCGAGTTCAATCCCCTCCAACGGGATCTTTGCCAACGACAACAGGTAGCGTTCCAGCGGTTCACTGGGGAACATCGTCATCCCAGAAGTCTTTAACTTCATGATGTAGTCACCCAGCTCTACTAAGTCTGGTACTTCCACATCCCCATGTTCTAACAGCGGTGTCAGCTCTGGGTTTATCCCGTTGACCGCCAGTAGTCGAGGAATAGCGTACCGATTGAATACGTCTTCAATCGCATCCAGCCATCCCCCAATGGCGAGTCCGAACATGTGCGTCTTACTGCTTGATAGCGCAAACGACCCATACCGGTTGTTGTGGCCCAGGATGATGAAGTCTGCGAGAATCGTCATCGCAATCGAGTTATTGTAGCGGTCAATGATCGCGGACGTATCGAAGTTCCGTTTCCCTCCGGTAGTCAACAATGTCAAGGTCCAGCCAAAGGGAAGGAGCACACCTTCCTGCTCGTCGCGCCGGATATTGCGGACCATCGTCTCGGCTTCGGTACGATACGCGGGGGCGAGTACGTTATTCGGATCCCATAGGTCCAATCCCTCTGGAGGCTGAATCACGGGTAATCCGGCCAAATCACGCTCGACCCCGATACCTTCGATCTCCTCAATGCGTTTCTTGAAGTACCACGGCCGATACGCATTGCGTAAGACAGATCGCCCTTCGGGGCTGTCCTTGTTCGATTCTGTACGGAACAGCAATGATTTGCTGTACGGAATGGTCAGGATTTCCCCTTTAAACGTGCGCTGTTGCATAGCCAGAACGGCACCGGCCGGGTCGAAAATCCACTTATCCAGTGTATCCTGCGACCGGGGGGCCATTTTCTTCCACCCGATCTTTCCATCAGTGTATTTACTGGATTCTGCTTCGTTCCGTGACGGACCGGCCCGTTTCTTGTACACCGTCTCCATCCACGACCATCCAAAGGGCAACATGGTCAAGACCTCGCTCATCAAATCGCCCCAGGGCATGGACATGTCCTTCCGGCACGAGTCCACGAATTCCGCAACTTCTTTAGCCCCGGCATCCTCACTTGCTGGAGTGAGCCGCCATGCGGCCTGACGAATCAGCATTCCCACAGCAAATAAGATCGACCCCACAATCGGGTCATTGTCCCGCATCTCCTTGTACACGCGGACGCCGTTCTTTCCCCGCAATTCTGTCAGGAATTCTTCGCGTAACGTGCCCGACATCTCGTTCAGACCCGTTTCCCCGATTTCCGAGAAGTTGGCCTGAGTCTGGGCGCTGGTCCGGTATTTCTTGATTACGGATCTAGACATAGTCGTAGTCTCCATCGAAAGGCAGACGTGTTTGCCCCATGTACTCCAAGGGCATAGTGCATTGGGGAGGGACCGCCGTAATGACCACGGTTTTCATTCGTGCGTACAAGGTAACTTCTGTCAGCGACCCAACAAAGGCCTTAACCTCCACCCCATACAGATACTGACTGATGTCTCGATCTTCCCACATCACCCTTCCATTGTACGGGGAAGTCCCTACCGTCATGTCAATCGTCAACACATCGCCATCCCACACCATCAGGCCACCCCTTTCCAGTATGACTTTGCGGCCACCGGACCCGACAACCGGCCAAAGGTTCTGCGTCCAGATTCCAGCATACGCACAACGCCCTCCGTCGCATCCGGCCCATCGTCAAAATCCGCAGGGAATTCATCGAATTGACCGAAATACTCCGGCACCTTATCCACGAGGTGCCGAGCGAATCGGACCACCCCATTCTCAATCAAGGGTTGCATCCCCAAGATACGACTTATCTTATTCGAGGTATTCGTTAGCGGTATGATCTTTGGATACAGTCCGCGTTTCCGTGCGAGAGCTTGAATGGTAGGAGAAATCAGATTCTTAAACATGTTTTCTTCCACCCCAATTTCCTGCGCCCCGTATACCGCGTATGCGTCCAGCATGATTTGGATTTGCTTGTTTGGAAGAAAACGGTTCATTCGCACATCGAAAATGTCAATGTATCCTTCCTTCTGCGTTCTACCTGCCGTGACGACCACGCACCAGTCTCGCTTTCCCCGTTTCATTTCTCCTGGTTTCTCTCCCCCGGCGGGGTCGATGTAGGTCCGAATAGCGGAATAGGACTTCAACGTGTCCGGGTTCCATTCGATATACGTGAACGTGGCAGGATCAAAGGATTTATCTTCTTCCTCACGCGGGTCATTTAGCATTTCCCGCGCAAACCCCAGCGATCCGACCTCTGGTTCTTTCTTGTATGCTTCGAGTTTTGCGAGCGACCACTCCTCGGGCCAGAGTGCGGAACCATCTCCTCGGGTATTTCCCAAGGGATATCGTTCGTCTCTCCGAGGGGGGATGTTGATCGCTCGCCACAACCGGCCATCCCATACCGGATCTTTCACCAAGTCTGCAATGAGGCAATCGTGGTTCGGTAAGTTACCAATGACGTACACATCCCAGTCCGATGCGCCTAGTCCAAGGAATGTACCGCCGAACCACCGCTTGTGCCGTCGCCGTTTCAAGAATGTATCTGCCGTCTCGGGGGATTCCGGGTCGTCCAGAATCGCCATGTCAGGTCGAGCATGACGGTGCTTCAACCCACGCATTCTGGACCCCATACCCTTGGCCACAATGGTCGCACCGCTGACGAAGACAAGCTGGCGGTCCGTCCACTTGATCATTTGCCCTTTGGGGTCTTTTGCGGGGGAGAGATGCGGGAAGTCCTGGAGCAGGAGTTCATTGGTGTCTAACTCTTGAATGATGGTGGCGAGGTTTGATTCCGCAACGGCTGCGGCTTCACCAATCATCAAGACAAACTCCTTGCGCCGATAGGATAATTCTTGAAGGGGTTTCGCAAGACTGATGATAGTGGTCTTTCCAAATTTCCGGGGAGCAATGCGCGCCTTCCGTTTCCCCGGCGTCGTGTCATCACAGATGGCGAAAATATCTTCGTGGAGTTCGCAGAATGCTCTGGAAAAGTGATGACGGAGATACGTGCGACAGAACATCTCAAGGGACGTTCTGCCTGCCTCGATACGGTGTTGTTGGGGTGTATCGCTTCGTGCGGACCGTAATCCGGAAATCGCAGGCATCAACGGCGCACCGCTCGCACTGGATGGCGAAGAAGCTACGGCTCGATTCAGTAGCACATCGGCCAACGTACGCGGTTGTTTCATCGGCGCGGATTATCGGGTACGGGTGGTAGAAAAGTCAACGGAAAAGGGCGCAACTAAGATACATCATTCTCGGATGATGGGGACAATGCGTGCTTTGCATTTGTGCTGGATTCGGGCATCGCGGCCACATGGCCCCGGTCAGTGGTTGAGATCTTTGCCCAGTCGCCCTCGATCTTGTCCAACGTCGCGCCTTCACGCACATGGCGAGCGACCGTAATTCCCATCTCCTCCAACACCCGGCGGAACGTGTCCAGGGATACGGCACCTGTGGTCTGGATCCGGTGAATGCGCTCCACCATCCGTGTCACCGTCTCAAGCAGATGGGCGGCTGCCGTGATATCGGGAACGGCTGCCGGTTTCCCCCCTTTTCCTTGATTCCACGCAATCAGGGCGTCGGTTGTTTCTTCGTACCGGTTGATGAAGTCAATAACTAACGCCCGGACCATCTGGACTTCTGGCATGAGATCAAGAAGGTCATCTTCGACTTTCCCCAATTTGGATAGCCGCGCACGGATAGACCCATCCTCGATAGCTTCCCGATACCGGCGTGTCGGATCATAGGGACGTTTCGCCGTCTGGTGCAGATGACATGGCCCCAGGCCGGTGTGCGTCGTACCGAGACCACTAGTCTTCGCGCACCGTTTTCCACTGGCCAGAATCGCATTACACCGCCCACTACGCGGGGGAACCATGGCCTGGGCCTGTTTTCGCTGCGCGTGTAAAAGGGCGATTTTCATGTTGTCCTTATTCTACAGGGGCCAGTCCCTATGACACGGTATTCGACTCCAGTAAGCCCAGGAACGTCCTGCGTGTACAGGGAACCAAACGTGTGACTCTCTATTAGGTTTCTACTTACAGTCATCTGTTCAATCACGCCAATTGGCTTTCCCTGGTGATTGAAGACAAGTTCACCGGCCCGAACTATGGAATCAGGCAACGGCATCCGATCCATAAGCGTGACGGGTCCAATCAACGGCCGACCGAACGCTTCAACTTCTGACGGCGTGGCCGTGAATAATGCTGTCCCGGCAGCGGCCCCCGCCATCAGGGTGCCCGTTAAAAAGGATCGACGGTTCATCATACATGCACTTCTACTTCAACGGTGTATACGGCTGCGTTACTGAACGCCGGGGCATCTTGCCCCATGAGATGTGTATCGACACGTCTGAACCGAAGGGTAGCGTCAATGACGCACTGTGTCTCGTCGGAGAATTTCTGCGCCAGGGCCAGCAGATCCAAGCGAAATTGGTCTCTCCGTCTTGCGACGTCCATCACTTCCATGTTGACTCTCCTCAAACAGCTGAATTAGACGCGTGGCCTCAACCTGACAAAGGGGATGCTTCCCCATGAACGGCTCACGAAACGCGCAACACAGTTCGCGGCTATTTCTGGGTATAAGGTACACGACGGGGATGGCTGTGATTTGCTGTGTGTTCAGGCGTATGAGGTGTTTCTTTCTCATCTTCTGTTTTCTGCGCCCGTCTCGAACACGGGAGGGACGAAGATTATTATCACTACCCATATGCTTACCTCTGTGCGTTGTGGGCGCGGCCCGTCTCTGCGCGACGGGCACGGCAGCTCGCAAGCCACGTCAGCAACTGACGCGGAGCCTGGTGCGAGTCGTTACCATCTGCGCGTGTGGACACGCCCACGAAGTCACCTCAGCCCGGCGATCCAGAATAGTAGAACCACGGTGAGAAGCGCACAACAGGTAATGATTCGGAGCGCCACGAGCACCTCCGTCGCTTGCTTATCAGTCATGGTGCCCCGCGTCCAGGGGCACCCACCAGCACTCGTGGCCCCAGAGCACGGTGCCGTCATCGAGCGTGACGCGGACCTTCGGCCCGAACGCTTCGGCCAGTCCGTGTTTGCCGATGTGTGGACGACTGACCTCGGGAGTGCGTCCCATCACACCGGGGAAGACCTCTCTACCGTCCACGTCGATGATCTCGCAGGGGGTCGGGTACTTCATGGCTTCCCCCGCGCCTGCCACGCCTGCCATGCGGCGAGAGGTACGAGTAACTTACGCCACCGGACCATCCCGGCATCGCTGAGGTCTGTCAGAGCGCCTTCGTCCTGCGCCGTCTCCAGCACCGCCCGCGCCGCCGCGAGCTCGGCCTCGGCCATGTTCAGGAGCCGCGCCAGCTCGTCCAGCAGGGCGCGAATTGCCGCGATGTCGTTGGGCGACAAATCCCACTTGGCGTCACCCGACGCCATCAGTTCAAGGTGTTCTCGTTCTTCAGGTT